GAATACTCTTTAAGAGTTGCGCCTAGGGCACCAGGAGTGGAATTAACGCCAGAGGAACCAAAGATTCCAGACAACAGAACGGCACCATCATAAACTTTGGCAATTGTTCCTCGGAACGTAGCAGCACCATAGTTGGCACCTACGTAGACTTCTGCACCTTCCGAGAGAGCACCGCCAGTCACGGAATATGTCTCAAGGTATGCATACCAGGGTTGTGGGCGACCCACAAAGAAGTACATTCTAGAGCGTTCCGCACTGGTGTCGTTGGGACCCTCAGTTAACGACTCAAGAAATTGTTTCGCGTTGAAAATTCTAAACTTATCAGAAATAATAGCAGCCATTGGTTTTCCGTTCCGACGTAGTGTTTTGTGCCAAAGTTATTTATATTTATACCGATATTTAGGAAATTGAGAACGGTACGATTTCGTCTCCGCTCGCAATAGTAGTAGTTCCTCTCAGTAAAGTACATCCTGTAAAGGATGTTGCGGTTTTGCCCGTATATTCTACCACAGATCCGCTCTCAGTAAAGAGGTGACCCGATGATGGGAAATACGTAGTGTCAGCAACTGTGATGGTTGATGGTATTGCACCGCTTGAAGTGGTTGTGGTGACTGGGTTTTGAATGGATGGGTTACCAAGATTCCACTTTTGACCACCAAGAGTGAAGTTTGAATTTGCCCTCTTAACAAAGTCATTGATAGATACTGCGGCAAAATATCTCTCGAAATGCTGGATAGTCCAGTTAGAAACATTTGCCGTGCCATCATCATATCCAACCGTTGTCCAGTTACCAATATTGGAACCTAGGTTACCAACAGTATACTCTCCTTGATATGTATTCAATCCCTCATCTGCGTTAACAAGGTCGATAACAACAGAATTTCTCTTAGTAACAGTCTTTGCAATAAGAGTAACAGGTCCGTTATTTCTTGTTTCAACTGGATTGGTAAAGAATACTTCTTCCTGGTAGAAGTCAAGTAGACCACTAGGTGGTGTGAATAGTAAGAGCGCAGTAGACTCTCTCCTGACAGAGTAATCAAATATAACATTAATTTGTTGATCAGTACGAATAGTGGTCTCTTGATATGTAACGACCATTGGGTCAATACCAATAACACCAGTCTCGATAAACGAACTTCTGTCAAACGATACAGTAGAAATAGATTCTACATCAATTTGTGGTTGCAGTTCGATAACACTTACTCTATCGGTCGTGCCAGGTAATGTCGCAGATCCTCCTAGCACCTGCAATGTTCTTACAGACTCAGCGCCTCTACCTTCAACAAGGTGAGAAGAGGATACAGAACTGATGCTCTGAATTGTATTGACGCCACCAGGAACAACAGATACGAGATCTTCCAGTTGACGGACAAAAGTTCCTGCAGTCCACAGTTGATCATTTGTTCCATCCTGTCCTCTCTCACAGAAGAGGAAACGATCGTCATACTTACGTGGGTAGTAGATAACCTCGTCGCCAACCAGAATCTTTCCGTTTGAAGCAAATTGTGATGTATCTGGGATGTATACAATAGTAGAACCTTGTGGGAGGTCTGTTTGTAGGAAGGCACCTGCAGCATTGTAGGTCTTTCTCTCCAGGAATGTGCTGTCAATTTCCCTTTGAACAGTCGTGGTGATTGCTCTAGAAGTAGAAATAACAGATGCACTGACGACGTTAGGTGCAGCAGTAGCAGCAACAGATACAATCTGTCTAGTTACGTCTGGTTTCGCCATTACGACAGGAGTGATCCTGTCAGTAGATCTTTGGCGTACAACGATACCAGGCTGGTTGTCACCATCTGGCATATCGTTCAATCGCTCTACAGGCCAGATATTATCAACAATTTTTCTCTCGATTAGATAAGGAGAGATGAGCAAGAACGATGAAATATACGCGGCGAGTGGTGGTGGAAGCGTAATAGGTGTAACTTCGGATTGAATTGTAATCTCTTGTTTTACAACACTCTGTACACCAAGTTTGATGACATTTACCTCAATGTCATTATAACGGATAATTCTGTAATTTCTCGTTACAACTGCTTTTGGTGCCTCGGTATAACCACTACCACCATCAATCAGTTCAACCGCAACAACATTGCCATTGCTTACAATAACAGCAGCTCTAGCACCACCACCATTGCCACTCTTTGGTACAAACTCTACCTGTGGTGGTGTGTAATATTGATATGCAGTTCCTTCTGCACGAGATCCATTAGACTTGAATACCTTTCTATTCCAATCTAATCTCTCAATTCTACCAGTTAGATTGCCATTAGCATCTTCTTCCATGATTGGAGTGATGCTCAGACCTTCACCACGAGTAGTGCCATTATAAGGTGTTACTGTATATGTGCCGTAGTGATCGGAAGTAACGTCAGTATTATTTCTATATTCTTTGGAATATACGTTAGGTGCTACTTCTTTAATAGTTCTTGGTTTGTCTTCACCATCAATCTTGATTACATCTCCAGGTGAAACCTTGAAGAATCCCTTTTTCTTCAGAGCATCATTGGTATTAGCAACATCGTTTTGATACCAAGTTTGAGACTCTCTAGAAAGAATGGTGATTCCATCTGCACCAACATTATTTGTAGTTAAAGTGCAAGTATAAGTTGTAGTGTCAATGGTAAATGTTGGACCATTTGGATTCAAGAAAATACCAACTTTGATGTCTAGGGTGGGATCAAATGTGGTGTTGTTGGATCTTAGTTGGAACTTGAGATCAGGACCCTGAACGTAGTAGTTGACCATTTTGCCAAGAGGGTTCTTAGCACCAGATGGTAACTCTTGATACAACCAGACATTTGCGTAAGTAGATGGATAACCTTTGTCAGATGTCCACCAAGAGTTATAACCAGGGTAAACTGTGGTTGCACCATTGCCGACTGTTAGTGTCTTATTGTAAAGGTAACTGCCAGGTTCATGGTCATATAAGGTAACGACTTTCTCATAGTCCTTACCATATAATAGTCTCATGTCAACTACATCTTCTTTCCTGAGAGGATACTTAAATGTAATTGCAGGTCCAGCAATCTCGTATGCAGATTCATAATCCTGAATCACACCATTGACAAGGACGATCAAGAAGTCTCTATCCTCAACGTTGTAAACCGTGTCTGTGTCTACAGATTTGATGAGGAATGGACCTTTAGAAGATGAATCATCTTCAAGAATCAATGTCTTATCGGTTGTGTATCTCTTGTAGCTACCGATGTTGAAAGCAAAGAATTTCTCGACAGCAGTTGGTTCGCCAATAGTTTTGGCAGTAAGGTCTTGATCCCAAATTGGTGGAGAATCAAATACAATTTGGTTAGGATTCTTCGTTCTATCAATGTAGTAAGCGTCAAACGCAGGTTCAAAAGCATTGAACTTGTTACGCTGTACAACACCATTGAGTGCAACAATCAGGTCATCTTCTGGTCCTGGTAATTGGACAGCGGTGTCATCTTCATAATATAGGTCAAAGACTGTAGTTTCTCCATCGATATAGTCAGGAAGAGATCTGGTCTCTGTAGATCCTGTGATCGTAGATGTGATATTTGTTGTCAATGCAGAAATAGCAGATACAACAGTTGCACATTCAGAAGATGGCAACTGATTATCTGGAAGAATATTTAAGTTTGTAATTGGAGTTGTATTTGTATACGCTCCAGTCTTGTTTGGATTAAAGTAAGTTCTGTCTAGAACTGTTGGACCAGTGTTAAAGATAGTTTCAATGATTTCATAATACGTATTCAACGCTGCAGCAACACCAGCACATGCAGGAGAGTTGGCATCAGCAATAACCTCATTGTTGATAACTGGTGCAATATTTGTATAGATGCTAGTTCCAGGCAACGTTTGTCTCATTGCTAGAACACACAGTTCATTCAACACCTTATCGTAAGTTGCTAGAGTTTCAGACAACTGATCATTGATGTATGCTAGTTTGCTTCCAATGAAGTATAGTTCTGCATATTCTACAATTTTATAGTTTCCACCATATCTTAAGTGTTCAACAACACGATCGATCAGAATACCAGTATCTCTTCTACACTTAGTTTCTTTGGAGTTCCAGTTAATTGCTGGATAAGTTGCCTTTGCCCAGTTTACAGAGTAATCAATAATATACTCTCTATTCCTAGCGATTAGATCAGAACCATCATAGAATGTTCCGTTATTAGTTCCAGCAAATGTAAATGTTACCTGATTCAATCCATTGAATACAGGTGCAACTGTTAATGATGTTCCAGGACCAACAGAGTATTGATCTCCAGGAGTTACAACACCAGTTGCTGTTGGTAGTGTAACATCTGAAGTCTGTGTACCATTCAAGTAAGTATTACCAGGAGCAGCTGAACCAGCAGGTGGTGTGCCACTAGTAATAAGAGCATTAGCAGATACTCTTACTTGAGTATCGTTGATAATCTCAGTAACCTTAATGTTGCTAGCAGATGGGAATGCTCCGCCAGCACTGATATGTGCTCCAATAGCAATATTAGAACTGTCAGTGACTGTGATAACATCATTACCAGCAGTCCAAGAAGCATTAACTTCAATCCAATCCCAGTTTCTAACTGCTAGTTTTGCTAATCTAACTGCATATTCAATTGCAGCATTAATGTAAACTTCATAAGAATCATACTTGGTGACGAAATCTGCTGCATAATCCAATGACTTGACATTACCACCAAATCTAACGTCATGATCAAGAGCCTTCATGGTTAGTCTGATATCATCCTTAAACTTGGGTTCTAGGATGTTCCATGGAATAGTATTGTTATTAATTACAGTAGCATATTGCGATTCAAACCAACCGATGGTTTCAGCAACAATAAAGTCTGTATTTCTTTCAATTTGATTAGCAGCATCAATCCATGTGCCACCTCTCTGATAGATATTTCTTACTTTCTTAAGAGTAGACTGACTTACGCTAGGATCTCTAAAGTAGAATAGTCTTGCTAAGAATTTCTGCTGTGGTACTATCTGACCCTCTACAGTTTGCTGACCTAGAGGTGGAGCAGCAAATGTAATAGTGCTACCAGAAATAGAATATGCAACTCCAGGTTCTTGGATTACACCATCAATAGTAACAATTAGAGATTGATTGTTATATGGAACAATTACACTGCTATTAGTTTTCTCTCTGAGGTTGAATGTTGTGGTTCCAACTAGTTGACCATTTGAATTAAACCTTCCGTCAAAAGGAGCATCTAGCTTAACTTCAGCAGATAGTAGATCAGTGAAGTTATATTCCTGTACAGAAACCGTACCAGTACCTTCTTTTGCTCTGTAGTCTTCAATTTTTTGAACTGTTTGAGTAACAACTCTACGGGTGTTCTCTACTGTAATTTTATTCTTCTCTGGATCCCAAAGTTGTACAACAGTAAAGTGACTTGCCTTTGGAGACTCAACAGGCATCTCGGAAGATGCTACTGGATCAATGATTACCTCACCAAACAGTTTCATACCTGCTGGGTGAGTTGTATTCTTGATTAAGTCTCTCCAAATGTTAATTGGAGTTCTAGATTTAATTACATACGAATAATCTTGATAGAAGAAAGAGTCTGTCAGTCTTTGATTACTGTTACCTACTCTACCTCTATCAGATGTATAGTATCCTTGATTGTCATATGAAGATCTGATATCCAGAGAAAACTTAGTTACATAAGTTGCAACAATTTCTCCAGTGTTTCCTGAGCGCAGACTTTCTACATTGCTGTTTTCTCTAAATGCACCAGTGATGTTAACAATAGAGAGAAGATTAGAACCTTCACGCCATTCAGCAACAGTTCCTCTTGCAACTTCAATATTATTGATCTTCTGTACTACGATTTCACCTTTTTCAAATGCATTGCTAGGGTAGTTCTTCAGTGCATAAACATATGGTGTAGTGTAATCTGAATATAGTGTTTTATCTTTGTGGAAAGAAGCACCGTTTCTAACAATAGAAACATTTTTAGGTACACCAATATCTTCACCCTGTGCAAACAGTTTTACATCAGATTCAACAATTGCAATTGTTGGTGCAGATGTGTAACCTTTTCCTTTTGTTTTTACTTTGATGTCAAATACTTTGCCACCAGCACCCATCGTCACGGTAAACGATGCGTCGATGCCTGTATTGCCATCAGTGATTACTACAACTGGTTTAGAGTAGTTTGCACCAAAAGTGTCAACTCTTACACCAGTAATTGTCTTGGTGAATGAGTCAAACAATACAGTTGCAGTTGCAAGGTTATCTTCTGATGGGAATACGCCAGTAACAATTGGTGTCTTTCTGTATGTGTCACCAATATTTGTAATAGCAATCTTACTAATACCACCAACAGAGAATGCAGATGCTGTTGTATATGTGATAGTTCCACTACCATCATACTGTGGTGTTTTCTCCAAAGAATAGCAAATTCTATTTGAAGTAACGTAGTTTACTACCCTTCTGCCTACAAGAGGATCATTAATAATTTTAAGGTATGAATCCTCAGATGCAATCAAATTGTTTCTATCGAAATAGTAGTAATTAGAGAACTCGGTTGGTCTCTTGACATTATATGTGTTAGTTGCATCTCGTGAACCGAAACCAAACTTGAGTTCAATTTGTGCTCCAGGTGCTCCAGGAAGAATAGCAGATTCTACTTTTTCTGCTGGGACGATGTTAAAACTCTTACTTGGGCTAAAATCTAAGTAACTTCCAGTCAAAGAACTATCAGATGTATCAAAGATATACTTGTAGTATTCTTGAATTTCAATAATTGGATTTGTCTGATAGGTGCCCGTTGCTCCTCTCTTGAACTCAAACTTATTAGTTGCAGCACTAGCACTGACAATATCAGACAGTCTTTGTGGACTGCTGTTATCAAAGAACGAATCAAATGATGTAATAGGAGTCAGAGCATTAAGATTAGTTGATGATGGATAAACAATGAATAGTTTGTGTGTTACAGGATCATAGGTAACAGTTTCAGATCCATTGATTTGGAAGTTGCTATTAAAGTTATATCTTCCGTTATAGAGAACAAATGGTGCGTTATCGTAATGATCTACAGCAGTTGTTCCTTCTTGTGCTCTTTCTACAGTCAGAGTATTGCTGGAGATAGAAGACACCTTGACAATTTCGTCGTCAATCTTTGCTAGATCATTTACAGCAAATCTAGATGCATCATCAATAGTAATCTTAGTTGACTCTCTGGAAACTCCAACATGGTCAACATATACTTTTAGTCTCTGTGTGCTTTGAGAACCACCAGATCTAGCTAATTGTACATCTTCTACAGAAAGCAAATCTTCTCTCTTGTAACCAGTGCCACCATCAGTAATCTGAATATCGGTTACATATCCATCAGTACCTACAACAATATTTGCTTTTGCTCCAGATCCAGAACCACCAGTTAATGGAATGTTTGTATAACTGCCAGTAGTATAATCCCAACCAACATTGTATACGAGCAGACGACCGATACCAGTGTAATTTACTTTGGTAGTGATCGATGGTGGATTTAACTGTAAATCTTGATAAATTCTCTTTCTGACATAATATGTTGTTGTTTTAGTTGCGTCATCAGGATTGATTGCAACATTGATAACATCATTCAGACCAATACCATGGTTTTCAGAAGTTTGAATTAGAGCTACCAATTGGTTTACATCAAATGGTTCCAAACCATCACTCAGTGATACAAAACCTGTAATTTTAGTACCAGAGGTATCACTTAAATTGTTACTTGCTAGGTAGTGCTCTGCAAGGTTTGCTTCTGTCTCAAAGTAGTATGGTGATGTACCAGTTGCAACGTCATCAGGAGTAGAAGGGTCATTGTCATAGTCTGCAGTCGGCAGAACTTTTACAGTGACAACGTTTGAATCTGCTGTTGTAGCAAGAACTTCACCAAATGCTACTTGTGCTACAGCACCATCAGTCAATTTTAGAATCGATCCTACTGAATAGGAAGATGCTGTATCTAACTGCAGATTTAGAACTTTAATCGAAGCAGAGAAGGTATTTGTGGTATCAAATGTTCCTTGTACATTTCTAAGAACAACAACATTGTCATTCCTTACAGTGCCCACAATCTCACCAGATGCTCCAGATGCAGGTTGAGACAACGTGTCTCCATCAAACAAATATGCTGGAGTAATGATTTCTAGTCTGGTTGCTTTAGTCTCAGTAGACTCTAACCAATCAACATCTTTACCTTTCAGTTCGGATACAATTGCCTCTGCACCAAATCCTTCTGTACCAGTGTTGTTGAAGAACAGTTTAGATCCAACACTAAAGGTGTTTGTAGAGGAGACAATATCGATATTGTCAATACTACCACTCTTGACATCATTAACTGTAGCAAGGAAGTTTCCACCATTGCTAGGAGTTCCAGATCTGTAAAAACGTCTTACATTTGTAGGTAGATCTGTCTGTGATAGATTTGAATTGTAGTTAGAATCAACAGGTAGAGAATAGTAATTTTCTCCAAGAATATATGGATACTGTGGTTCCTGCTGATCATTGATAGTCAGGAAGTATGCGTATATGCCTGTTGGGAACTCTGGAGTTACACAATATCTTCCGTTGTTCTGATCAAGCAATCCACTACGATGTCTATACTCATAGTCATCAATAAATGTGCCTAGTGGATAGGTAGAAGTGGATGGTCCTTCAAAACGACTTGTTTTCTGAATATAACTAGAAGTCATCCTAGAGATGCTAGATGTAGCATCCAATGGATTCTCATATCCAAATGGTCCATAGATGGGGTTGCCATCATATGCATAACCAATGATAGGAGAGTGTGTTTTACTTGCTGGTTCTTGGAATGTAGAACTAAGGTTGTCATTTAAGGCAACACGAAGAGATTTTGGATTGCCTACATGTCCATAACCATATTCTAGTTCTCTATTGTAATTTTCAAACAGATATCCATACTCGTCATCTAGTTTTGTTTCTAGTTTGACATATCTGTTCTTTACCCATCTCTTGATAGTAGCTACGCCTTTTGCTCCAGATCCAACAGGAGAAACGATTACTTCAATATTTTCCTGTGAGTAGAACTCACCTTCATTAATTACTTCGTAACCAGTAACTCTACCACCTTCAATTGTGGCAGTATACTCAGCAAATCTACCTCTTCCTACCTTATCTCTAATTAGAATTGTGGGTGGAACAGAGTAGTATTCTCCTTGATTATCAATCAGAAGACTTGTTACTTTACCCTGAGTTACAACAGCACGAATGATAGCACCTCTACCAGAGAGAATCTCTACTGTTGGAGTTTTCGAGTATTGAATTGGATTTCTTAGTTCGACAGACTCAACAAATTCACCAGAGAGTTTTGCGACTGCTTTTCCTGGTACACCATCTACAAGAACGTTTGGTGGTGCAGTGTATTTGGTTCCTTTGACAGTAACATCAATTTTTTGTAGTTTGCCAAAGTCAACAAAGTCTTTATCTTTATATCCATAGACACGAACACCATTGACCAAGATTCCGACATCAGAATTTGGAGTCTTGTAAATCTCAGTAGTTCTTGTCGCTTGCTTTCTGACTAACTTAAGTAGTTTTTGATCTTGGATGTTTGTTGGATATCCACTAGCTCCGTCTAGGATGTCATAAGAAGGATAACCAGTAGATGCCACGTAATAGTATTGGTCATCTTCAAACAAAGCAGATACATCTGCTGTCAATCCACCAAGAACAGATTGAATTGCTGGTTTTCCAGGAGCAACTGGAACTGCACCAGTAGAGAACTTAAATCTTGGATTGTTTTGGGAATCAACAACCTTAGAGTCAGACGTGATGAATCCAGGAAGACCAATTTGGATCTTTTCGCCAACTGTAGCATTTGGTTGTCCATTCTCTACATTTAGATTGTAGACTAAACCAAACGATAGTAGGGTTACGCCAGCACCACCCAGTTCAATAGGTTCGTATACATCAGTGCCTACTGGATATGTTCCCTGAGTCTGTCTGGTAGCAATAGTAAACTGAGTGATGTTCTTTTCATCAAAAGTGATGATTTCACTGCCAACTAAAAGACTACCAGTTTTCTTCCATCCAAGTGTAGAGAAGACTTTGATAGTATCACCAGGACCATCAGTAGATAAGATTTGCTCAGTCAACTGTGTTTTTGACGTGATTGCAAATGTACCGTTGATAGTTTCCTCAGCAAGGAAAATGTTGTAGATGTTTTCTCCATCTACCGTGCTGTCATATCTTACATTGTCTACAGTAGCAGAAGCAAACGCAGTATTGTCAGTCTGTGGTTGTGTAATTACCTTACCAATCAGATCATTGACATTACCACTAAGAACCTTTGCTTTCAGGGCATATCCTTGTACCCAGTCAGATTCGGAAGACTTGTATGTAAAGTCTTTTGGTTCATACTGAGTTGGTGTATTCTCTTCACCACCAGCAACCAGTGTATTGAACAGGAATCTTACAGAGGCTTCTGTTCCTTTTGCCTTGTAGAACTTGCGAATGTTCTTGATAAGGGTTCTCTTATCAACTTCGCCTTTTAAATATTTTTCTGGGAAAGCACCAAGATACTGTGCTTCAAAACTCTTGATTAACGCATACAGAAATAGATTACTGATATTCTGTACGTCAGATCCACCAGAGTGTGCTGCAGCAACTGTGGAGACAAAATTGCTAGAACCGTATAAGTCGCCTAGTTTGGTATTACCACTGACACCTCTACTTACGTCTTGGAAAGTGTCGTTAGTTCTCGTCTTGTAAAAGCAGATTTCATCATCAATCTTGAAATAACCATTTTCTTCTGGGAAAGAAGTGGCATCTACAACCTGAATAGAAGTAGCAGAATCTGTGACGTTAGTTACTAGTGTAGATTTCTGCCTAAGTAAACTCTTCTCATAGTAATCGATGTCAGCATAAGTCTGCAAGTTACTGATAACATCAAGAGGTTGACCCTGCAACTCTTGCTGCTCATAATACTTGGTTACGAACTTACTAAAAAGTTCGTATTCAGAGGTGATAAACTCTGGGAGTTGTGACTCGATCAGAGTTGAAATTGCCTTTTTTACTGCCATCTATATTACTCTGAGAATGCAGCGAAGCTGCTTTTTGCTACATCAACGTCCAAGTAGACCTCTCGTTTTGCCACAATGTCATTTTCTAAAGGTCTTACTCGTAACTCAATACGATTATCACCAAAGGTTCCTTTAATGATAGTCATATCGTACAATTTAACTTCACCTTTTGCATAATCAACATCACCAACATTATCGTCCAAAAGGACTTTTTCGCCAGTGATTCCATCTAGTCTATATAGGATCATTTTGCCTAGGCGATCCTCAAGATACACTGTAAATGTTGGGTATTCTGTTACCACGAAACCCGTTGAAGACACTACAGGGTCGTCATCATCGAGGAATGCATTTTGATAACAAACTTCGTAGTAAGAAGTCGAATTAATCTGAGCGTAAAAATCCTTCCTCATCGTCACTGAAGTGAGATTGGAATTAATAGAAACATCAGAATTATCGATTACAGCAACTGCTTTACTGTATCTGAACTTACCGTTAAATTTTTCTGTATTGGACGTGTCGATGTAGGACTGAAACTCAGAGATTGCATTATCTCTAATTTGAGTCTTAGTCAACTCAGTCTTAGACGAATCGAAGAATATTCTGCTGTTAACCTCAACATATAGAATAGATGGGTCAATCAACTCAGGTGTGATTGCAGCAACACGATAATTCTTGAGTTTTCCTCTAATCTCTTCTTTAGTAACAGAAGTCAACCTAGCAGCATCTTCTGGTTTGACTGCAATGAAGACTTTACCATACGCAGGTGGTTCTTGTTCCTCACCACCAAACACAATGATGTCACTAACTGCTGGATATAGATTACGAACAATAGCACCGTAGTCACCAGCGGTTACTGCACGGTCTTGTGCGGCAAACATCTTAGGAGCGGTAAACTTGATCTTATCAACGCTCTCTGCTGCTGTACCGCCTGCTGCAGCGGTCACAGTGGACACAGCAGCACCAACAGATGTTGGGTTGTTTCCAGACTGGTTTACGAGGGTTCCAGAGAACGTAAATGTTTTTGCACCATTAGATTCTGCACCAGCAGTAACTAGATACGAAATCTCAATCTTCTCGCCGTTTTCTAGTTTTCTGCCTAAGACACCATCACCAAATAGAACTTCATATCTCTGCTCAGATACTTCTTCCAAAAAGTAAATTTCAGATGATGGTTTTGCTTCAAGGATATTCTCAGATAACTTATACTCTTTGAATATAGTAGCTACTGCTGATGGATATACCTTAA